GTGTCGAGCCAGTACTGCCCGTTCGACGGGCTCTCCGGCTGGCTGGCCTGCGTGTAACTGACCGTCAGCGCCGTCCCGTCGACAAGACACAGGGAAATGTCAATGTTCGTGCTTGCCGCGTCGACCACATTCTCCTGCCCCATGTACCCGTTGTCGGAATACTTCTCGGTGTTGAAGTAGATCCCGTCCGGGAAGATGCACAGATACGCGCCCATGGAAATGAGCTGCTTTTCCCCCGCCTTGATGCTGACCGCCGGCATGTAGCTCTCCATGGAAGCGCCATTGATGTAAAGCACCTGATTCTGCACCCAGCACAGCGCGTCCTTCGCCAGAACGCCCTGCACCCCCTCGATTGCCTGCGCCGTCCCCCGCCTTGGCCGCGGCGCGAGCAGTGGGTACTCATCCGCCGACAGATTCTCCATGTCGTAAAACTCCCCGTCCGCCAGCTCGAGGTTGTGGTTGTATCCGAGAAAGACCTCCGTCATCATGGTCTGCTTCTCAGTCTCCGTCAGTTGTGGTGCCAGCATGGCCTTACCTCCTTTTCATCATGTCCAGGGGATCAAACAGAACCGGCGGTGCTTCTGCCGGTACCGTCGGCTTGATTGGCCGCGACATGCACATATACCGCCATTCGTCCGCGCAGTGATCCTCCATTTTCGTATCCAGATCCTCCACCTTGTGTTCGTCGTACATGAGCATTGGGATCGTCCGGATGAACGCCTTGCATCCGGCGAAGACGTACATGCGCGGGTATCCATCCGCGTCAAATTGCAGCCGGTAGTGGCACTGCATCCACCCCGCAATGCGCTCGTTGTCTCCCGGTGAAAAATATACACCGTATTTCGCTGCGGTCTGCATGATGCTCTCTCCGCGATCCGCCGCCCAGCACGCCGGGTCGGCGACGCCGATGATGTTCTTCCCTTTGAGCCACGCATGCGTCCGCTCGATCCTGCTGATCTCCGCAAACTGCTTATCCGGGTTCCACTTGACGCCCTCGTTCGGGGTCTTCGTGCATCCGTAAAGCTCCAGAATGCGATAGATCACGCCGTCATAGTCGACCGCCCACCACGCACAGGAAAACGGCTTGCCGTAGCCAAAGTCATAGCTCCTGCAGATCGTCCACCCGTCCGGGATCTCAAACGGCTCAATGACATGCGTCCAGCGCCGGTCTTTGTAGTGTTCCGGATCGTCCCGGAAGTCCTCAAAGAATTGCCCTTCGTAGACGTCCCACCTGCCATACAGCCATGCCTCGCGCAGCTTCGGCGGCAGTGTTTCGAGCTGCTCGATATACTCCGGCTGGATCTGCATCAGGACTTTGTTGTCCTGCACCAGCGCCTGAATGAAGCTGTAGTTTTCCGGCTTCTCTTTGTCCTCAAATCTGCGGTCAATGAACAGGCGCTTGAAATACGCATGTGCCGGGCCGCCCGGGTTCAGCGTGTAGTACGTCCGCTTTGGAAACGGGTTTGTGCCGCGCACGCAGGCGTTGATCTGGTCGATCCACTCCTTTTGCAGCTGCCCGGCCTCGTCAATGAACAGCACGTCGTATTCCGCGCCCTGGTATTGCCCCAGATCTCCCGCGTTGTCGCAGTAACCGAACGTGATCGTCGATCCGTTTGGGAACCGGAAGGTCTTGTCGGTGGTGTTGTACTTCGCGATCCCCGCCAGCTCTTTTTTCAGCGGCTCGATGTGGTTGTTCCGGAGCTCAGGCATCGCGCGCCTGACGATCAGAACCTTGATCCCTGCGAAGTGCAGTGCCAGCAGCTTTGCCTTCGTCCGCACAGCCCAGCTTTTCCCTCCTCCGCGTGCGCCGCCATAGGCCACATGCCGGTGATGATCCAGCAGAAACAGCTTTTGCTTTTCGTTTGGTTCCCCGAAGCAGCGCTTTTTCATCCCGCGTAAGCCTCCGCCTCCGCCTCCATCGTGATCCTCTGGCTTTCATCCTTTTTTTCGCCCTCCGCATCCCGTCTGTAGCGGAACCCATACTCCAGCGCGAACTGTGCCCCACGCTGAGAATCCCGGTCGAACAGTCTTTCGGCCGTATATTGTTCCACGCGCGTCTGCGCGCGCGAAATCGTGTCCATAAATTCTTTCCTGGCCTTGTAGTTGTACAGGCTCTGCCTGCTGGAAAATCCTAGCGCCAGCGCAAGCCCCGGGATCGTTGGCGGCTTCCGGTTCACCCAGACCGGTGTCCCGTCTTTCTGGTTGAAAACGATGTCCCCGTCCTTATCCCGCAGGATCTCTCCCTTGCAGCTCTCAAAATACGCCTCGATCAGTCTTTCGATCTGCTCCACGGATTCATACTTCGGTTTCCTCGCCATGGCTCACGCCTCCCTTCTGCTTTTCAGCATAGCGTATCCGGAAAATCTTTTCACCCCACGCACGCAGAATGAGCGCATACGGCGTTCCGCATGCGCTTCGGCTCTCATTCTGTTCTTTCGTAGTATCGGAGCTTCGCCGCCGCGATGCTGCACCGCACGTAGTCAAAGCTGGCGCAGTATCGCGTGATGTAGTCTGACGTCTCCCGCCGCTCAGGAAATGCGAGCACGCATTCTCCCTCGCAGCGGATCGTCTTTTTCCCGGCTGCCTGCCAGAATGGGCAGATATACTCCCTGTGCCAGTAGTCGCTCGTCCCTATCACCCTTTCGTTTTAAAACCTTACGCATATACAAGGTTTAATTTAAGCGGCTGCCCGTCCGCTTTTTCTTGCCCTGTTCTTTCCGTTTACGTTCGTCCGCGTTCCGGCGGGATTACATATTTAAAATAGAGATACCCATACTGTGTGCCTCTCGCCTCCACCAGCACATAGCCCCGCGGCGCCACCGGCGGTCGCTCCACGCTGTACTCGCGCACCGCCTCCGTCGCGGGCTCCGGCTCCGGCCGGACGCAGTTCCTGCTTGCCTTGTACCTGTGCCCGCCGAACTCTTTTCTCCAATGCGCGTGCAGGTAGTCAGCCAGCGCCTTATAATCCCGGCCGTGGTCGACTTTGTTTCCATTTTCGTTCATGTAATAGTTGTGTTCCCGCAAATGCCGAACCTCGATCACGCTGCCGAGGCCCCAGATCCTGCCGATCTCCTCCTCCGGAATGCCGTCCGAGATCATGTGCAGATGGAACCGGCTCGTCGACTTGCCCTGCCCGTAGACAATCACGATCTTGGCGTTTGGGTATTTATATAGTAGGCGGCGGTAGAATCTGTCCCGGATGAGTTTCATCTCGGTGGCAGTATGTACCTCGTTCTCGGCGTCGAGTGTCAGCGTGGAATACAGGCTGGTCGGGCCGAAGTTGGCATTGACGAGCGCTTCCAGCTTCCCCTCGGAGATCTTCCGGTTGAATTCGTCCTGCTCTTCCCGCGTCTGGAAGCGCGGCTTGCGCGGTTTGCTGGTCTTTTTGTCCGCACCGTCGGACACGGTATACACGATCTGTGTACATACCTTCCCGGCAAACAGCCGGCGCTTGTGTCTCTTTGCCATCATCCACACCTCTTTCTCCCGGGCGGACAGAGCCGTCCGCCCCTACAGGTCTTCTGCCCGCTCAAAGCGTGGCCGGAAATTCCGGCCACAGTTTCAACGGTCAGTTCGTGTATCCGCATGCCTTGCATGTGCATACGTCTGTCTCAGCGTCCCATTCGCAATCTGATGCCCCGCATTTTGGGCAGTGCCCCCACGCGCCTCGCGCTCCTTTGGGGTCTGGCCCCGGCCCATTCAGCTTTGCATACCATGGATTCCCTTTCGGGCCCAGCGCTTCCCAATTTGCGGTATGCTCACGATTATCCCCGCGTTCCTCTCTTGCCTTCTCGATCCGCATTTCCAGACGAGCAAGCTTTTGCCTTCTGGCTATCTGCACTTCCACCGGAACACCGAACAGCAGCATCATTTCTTCCAGCGCGATCTGCACGTCCGCGATCTCCTCTGCGATCTCGTCATGGTTGTCGATTTCCCCATCGCCGATGAACATTTCGGCCGCAAATAGCTTTCGCTGCGCCTTGCACAGCTCCTTTGTCAGCTCTGCCATCTCTTCGATGGCTACAGCGACCTGCATATCGCCGCCGAATACCTCGATTGCGGCTCGATAGATTTTCGCTGTTTCAGTCATCCTGCGCCGCCTCCATTTCCTTGCGCTCCTGCATAAATGCGTGCAGGTAAAGCTGCAGCAAGCCCTGTGCAGTATTTACGTATTTTGTCAGATCTTTTTTGCTGATCAGCAGCCTTCCGGTCGTGATGATCCGCATGTCCGGCGTGCCGATCACCTGTATGCACGCCGGGTCTTCGGTCTTCTGGCCGTCTGGTGTCATCTTAAAAAGCGGCGGTGCAAGCTGATCCATCGTGATCCTCGGCGGGTATTTTTCATCCCGAAATTCAACCTCCCACTTGTCGTCTTCCATTTTCGCCTGAAACGTCCCGAGCTCACCGTAAAAAAGCTCCATGATTTTCCCCATTTTTGATACTCCTTTCACACTTCCACGCACTCATTGGCGCGGATATTGATCCTTTTGCCGCCGGACTCGATCACATATCCCGGCGCTTTGAACATTGGATACCGCTCCGCCCGGTATGTGGCTCCGATCCTTGGCTGGTATTCCGGCCATACCGGGACTTTGGCCGTTATGCGGATTCGGACGAGCCTGTGCGGCAAGCGCTTTTCGCCTTCCGGGCTCTCGGTGCGCAGGTCCTCCAGCTCCTTTGCAAGCTCCCGGCGGCGCTGCTCCAGTCTTTCTGCCTGCACTTTCCCGCGGCACTCCTTCGAGCAGCACCTTGTCTCCATCGTGATCGCGCTCGGCACTTTGTAAAATGTGGCCCCGCAGACCTGGCAGACCAACGCGACCTTGTTGGATTTGCCCATAGTTTCACACTCCTTCGTCTGGGGGCCGGTATTCCGGCCCCCGTAGGCAGGACGGGCTTTCACCGTCTGCGCACCGGCGCGCCGCGCTCGCTTGACAAACGCTGCGCATTTCCGGGCGAGCCGCCCTTGACTGCCGTCAGGCGGCTTATAAAAAGGAGGCAAGCGATGCACGGGGCCTATGCGATACCCCGTGTGGGATGACGTTTTTGCGCACGTCTCACGCGCTTTCCCGGCGCACAGAGCTTGAGGGATTTTCCGTGCGCCGGGTGCAAAGCCGGGGTTTCCTTCCGCAGCCGTCTCATGGCGGAGCGGCTGCGGCATAAGTCCGATAAAATATGGTTCCCCGGCTGATTGCCTATTCCTTGGTGCTGATATCCTTGTGCAGCAGGCCGTCCTCGCTCTTTTTGAGCGGCAGCGCCCTGCGCCGCACCTGCTCATCCGGATTCCAGCCGCATTTCAGGCAGCAGGCCGTCGTGCGGTTCATGCAGGCGTTCCCGCTTTTCGGCAGGCCGCACGGCATTCCCGTCCGGCATTCGTTTTTTTCTTCCGGCATTTTTAAATCTCCTGTATATCGATTCCGAATTTCGAGCGCATGAATTTTTTATTGCGCAGGTACTCCTTCGTCCGCGTCGGCTTGGACTTCACGTCCTCGACGACGAGCTTGCCTCCGAATTTGTACGAAAAGTCCGCCGTGTACCGCACCGCTCGGATCCGCTCTCCGGTCTCTGTCATATAAGATTCCTGCAGCGTGAACTGCTGCTGCAGGCGCAGATCGGAGATAATGCCAGCCCGGAGCATTACCATCAGCTCGTCGTACCGCCGCGCCTCCTTCTGGCTGTCAAACCGGACCCCGGCCCGCTCGGCGGGCGCGTTGTGGTACTTGGCCGCAGCCTGCTGCGCCGGTGCCTTCGGAAACACCTGCCGCGCGTAAGCCTCCCGCATTCTGGGCGGCATATCCGCCATGCTCTCAAAGCGCAGTCCGTTCATTCGGTTATGCCGCCCATCTGCGCACCACAGCAATAGCAATATTGAGAGCATCCCGCAAAAAATGCGCCTACTTTTGTACCACAGACTGAGCACTCCCATGTACTCCTTGATTTCCGCACTTTCTTCCACCACCCATGCACCACCGGCGCAACGTCGGCGGCGGGCAACTCTGAAATCTCGCTTGCAATGCAATCCGCCAGTCCGGTATGCCGTCCCAATACAGAGCCGTTCGCAAGCCCGTACTTTTCGGCAATTTTAACCGCATCTGTGCGCTTGATGTATTCCTCAGGCATGGTTTACCTCCCTCAACCAAAGTTCACTTGCCTTCATCTCTCCCGCATGGAATGCAGATTCCTTCGTTATTCCGCCCTCGTTCATTTTCTTCCGCAGCAGCTTCGCGTACAGGGTGATCGTCAGCGTGTCCTCTACCACACCGGCGTTTGTCTTCCAGTCGATTTCCTTGCCGCCGATCGCGGCGTGCAGAAATCGGTCGGTGCCCGGGTCTACGTTGATATTAGGACTTGTCAATCTTTCCATAGTTCTTCCTCCACATACCGCCAGCTCTGCGGCGGGCGGGTGATTGGCACTGGCTCCCAGCCGAATCTCGTCTGCCGCAGGCCGGTAAACTCCCACAGATCGCGCGGGTGATCGTAAACGCGCAAATCTGAGATGTGCCAGCCATACATCGGCGACTGCATTGCATATGCCGCCGCATCGTATGCGCTCATGCAGGCTGCTCTGTAAAATTCTTCATTGTGCCCATACGTGCGATCTTCGATGATCTCATCGCACAGAAATTCCCCGATGACTTTTCCGTTTCCGCATTTGTAGATGTAGCACTTAAACGGTGGGTTCATCTTCGGGCGCGTCTTGCGCACCTCAACGGTCTTCTGCCCGCTCATGATCTTCTGGGACCACATCGGGCGGATGCTGATCAAAACAGCTTTACTCATGCCTTGTCTCCTTCCTCCGTCGCTTCCGGCAGCGGCATCCAGTGGGTGACCTCCACGTCTTGCCCCCATGTATCAAACCATTCGCCGTATGCGTAATTTGCAATGAGTGCATCCCCGTCAGCATTTAGCGCAAGCTGCGGCATATCATACTCTGGCGTTTTTTCTGTCACGGAAATCCACCGCTGTTTCTCCCGCAGCGCCGCGTTCTCTGCGGTCAGGCGCTCGATGAGGTCGGCTGCGTCCGTGCCAACCTTGTCAATATCGCAGCTTGTCCATGTATCCACTCCCAGCTTCTCTTTTTGCTCGGCTGTCAGCTGCTCGGTCTTCCAGTATGGGCATTTTTCGCAGTCTCCGGTCGGTCCGCCCGGTGTAGACGTGCACCGCAGCGCCTGCACGATTTCCTTTTCTGTCATAGCGTGTCCTCCTCCATTCCTTCAAGAACCATTTGTCCCGGCAGTTCATCCGGATTTAACAGCGCGGCTTCCGGATCCCGCC